TGGAGTCAAGTGTGTCTGAGGGAGCCATGTACAGTTCCATGGACTTGGTTGCCAAATTCATGAGTGTTATTACTGCTGACGTACCAGCAGTTGAGAGCATGGTTTCCAGCCCAAGTATCACGGAGAAAGCGTATGCAATGTATGCCCGAGGGGTTGAATTGCATGTCGCTGAGGATGTGATTAAGAAGATCGCAGCATCCTTGTACACACCAGCAACTGCGCCATCCACGTGGGCTGCGGGTACCCCAGAAGTTTACCATTGGTACAACATCGCAGTGTGTGCCATCATCGTTATGATGGTCACAAGTATGACCATGTCCGTGCTGTGGACGTTTCTCAGAGTGTGGATCGTGGCCATTCGAGTCATTGATTACCATGCACGTCCGGTCATTTATGAGGCCCCACAACGCGTTTCTTCTGTATGGTACGCTCTCAAGCGGGGACCACAATGGTTGCGGGTTAAATACCGCTGCTGGAGGGAGAAACGGGCTGATCCCTATGATTTCAGGGACCACCATCGAATTGCTACGGCAGTATTGGAGGTGATGACAGCACCACCCAAACCAGGAGACATTGCTGCCTATCCACGCCGTGTGGCAGCAGCCCTGCAATGCGATGTCGAGCTACCAGTCCCTTATGGATGCCCATGGTGCGTTGGAGCTTACAACCAGTTGGAGCACAGAGTAATTCCATGTGAAGGAATTCCACGGGAACACTCATGTGTTGGCGATTATGGCATCCAGAAGAGTATCCAATGCTTTGACGGAGTCATTGGTCTCGTCATAGCAAGGCGGGACCGTGTGGATTCTCTCAAGGAGTCCATGCTGGAGGCCACAGTTGATGGCCCATTTAAACCACCAGCAAATGTGGTCAGCGAAAGCGAGTACATCCCAGAGTTACGCCCTGAAGTGAAACTCGCATGCGAGAGCGTCAGGCTCCTGCATGTTGAGGTAAAACATAAGGGGAAGAACAAAGAACGTCACAATGTCGACAGAAAACATTATGCTGGCAGAGCCCAGGTTTGGACAGACGACGAGTACAACCGGAAGCAGCATCTTGTTGATGAAGGACGATATGATCTCGTGGAAGAAATGCTTCTGGAGAAGTATGCCTCATGCATGGGAGATACCCGAGGCATGGGAGCCACCTCATACGAGGATGGTATGACGTATCAGGAGTTTCGGCGGCGTGAACTTCGCCTAGACCAGAATGATGCTCCGCTACCAGAGAGAGT